CTGCTGATATGTTAGAAAAAGGTGAATATGGTCCAGTAGAAGAGTTGGTCAAAAAGGCTGTACAAATAGGACTACACAAAGACATAGGTACAGATTACTTTGATGATCCAAAAGCAAGACTTATGGGACTGAAAAATCAAAATGGTCAAGTCAGCACAGGGTGGTCAACACTAGATAAAAAATTATTTGGTGGTTTTAACAAAGGTGAGTTGAATATATTTGCTGGTGGATCTGGTGCTGGTAAAAGTTTATTCCTTGCTAACTTAGGATGTAATTGGGTACTCAATGGATTAAATGTTGCTTATGTTTCATTTGAATTAAGTGAGGCACTTGTATCGATGAGACTAGATTCAATGCTAACAGATGTGCCTGCTAGAGAAATTTTCAAAGATTTAGATGGTGTTGAAATGAAAGTCAAATTGCTTGGTAAAAAAGCAGGTAAGTTTCAAATAAAATATATGCCAAGTGGTAAAAATACAAACGATTTGAGAAGTTATATCAAAGAATATGAAATAAAAACAGGCACAAAACTAGATGTGATACTTGTAGACTATTTGGATCTTATGATGCCTATCAGTAGAAAAGTATCGCCAAGTGATTTGTTTGTTAAAGATAAATTTGTATCTGAAGAATTAAGAAACTTGTCAATGGAATTGAATGTTATCTTTGTAACAGCATCACAGTTGAACAGAGGTGCTGTTGAAGAAATAGAATTTGATCACTCGCATATATCAGGTGGGTTAAGTAAAATACAAACTGCTGACAATGTGTTTGGTATATTCACAAGTAGAGCAATGAGAGAACGTGGCAGATATCAAATACAATTAATGAAAACAAGATCATCTAGCGGAGTTGGTCAAAAGATTGATTTAGAATTTGATGTGGACAGTTTGAGAATAAGAGACCTTGCTGAAGATTCTGAATATCAAGAGTTTGATAAACGTAAGAGTACAATATACAATTCATTGAAAAAGACATCAACAGTTACTGAAAACGATGCTGAAGAACCAAAAGAACTAAAAGCACCAGACCCAACAAAAGGCGACACTGTTGGTCGTATCGAAACAGGCAACACTGACCAAACAAAGTTGAGGGACTTTTTAAAGAACCTTGATGGCGATGAATAAACAATACAGAAGAATAGTAATTCCAAAAGGTTTAGATTTAGGAACCAGCAGACGTACTTGTACTCAGTTGGCAAACACAATTAGTATAAGTTCTGGTTTAGAAATATTTTCAGATGTTGAACATATTCACCAAGGAGATTTAGTAATACTTGGTGGTGTTGGTGGACACGATGGATTTCAAAAGTATCATGAATCTTTTCAAGAAAAAAATATCGATTATGTGAATGTTGAAAAAGGATATTGTAATTGGTGGAAACCTGTTTTCTGGAGAGTTACATTCAACGAAAATCAAATTTCAGATATCAAAGGTGAATGGACAAATGAACGTTTTGTAAAATTTAATATGACCATTAAGCCTTGGCAAATGGGAGAACAAGTGTATATTGTTGCTCCTAGTCAAAACGGTTTAGAAGTATATGGTATCAAACAAAATGTAGATCAATGGATAGAATCTACTACACAAGAAATTAAAAAATACACAAACAGACCAATTAAAGTAAGAAAGAAACTGCCTAAGAAAGCAAGAGGTTCAAGAGGATTCTGTGATTCATTAGAAAATATATACTGTGTGGTTAGTTTACACACCATGGCAATGACTGAAGCATTACGAGAAGGATGTCCTATAATCAGTCTTGTTCCAGGCTGTCTAAAAGATTACAGTGTGAATTCAATTGATAAGATTAATAATTTATACTATCCAGAAAATAGACAATATCTGTTTAATTGTTTAACTAATTTACAATTCAACTCTGACGAATTAATATCCGGTTTTGCTTGGAACACTATTAGCAAATACTACGGAATCAATATTACCAAAATCTAATCACTGCACAATCAGATATAATAAATATTGTTTTAGGCAGAGAGGCAAACAATGACTGATTTAGAAAACATACAAAGGCTCACTGAACGTTTTAAAAGGCAAATGCCCAACGGTGAAGTGTACCAACAAAGACTTGCAGAAGAATTCGAATTAATTCTTAAACAAAGATTCACAGAATATTTCTTAAAAATTTGTGACATCATAGACATCACATCAGATCTAAAACACATGACAAGAGGTTCCGCAGGATCCAGTCTTGTGTGTTATCTGTTAGGTATCACAGATGTTGATCCAGTTAAATGGAACATACCTGTAGCACGTTTTATGAATCCACTGCGTGATGATTTACCTGATGTTGACATAGACTTTGAACATCACAAACAAGCAGAAGTTATGAACCGCATCTTTAAAAAGTGGCCTGGCAAAACAGCAAGAATATCCAACTATGTAAAATATCAACCCAAGTCAGCAAAACGTGAAGCGGCAAAGCGTTTAGGTGCAAAAGGCAAACTGCCACGCAAATTCAAATACGAAGATTACGATATCGATCCTGTTGAAGCAAAACGTATAGAACAAAAACTGTTAGGCAAGAAAAGATGTATATCTAAACACTGCGGTGGAATCATAATGTTTGATAGACAGTTACCTAAAAGTTTAATTTCTGCTGACAATCAAATACTGCTGGACAAATATGAAGTTGAAGACTTAGAACATTTGAAAGTTGACATACTTGCTAATCGAGGATTGAGTCAACTGTTAGAAATAGATCCTGATATGAACTTAACAGACTATCCTATGGAAGACGAAGCAACTTCAAATTTATTGAGCAGAGGAGATGTGCTAGGAGTAACACAAGGAGAGTCTCCGGCAATGCGTAGATTGTTTAGGGCAATACAACCTAAAAGTGTATATGACTGTGTGTTCGCAACAGCAATGATACGACCGGTAGCAATGACAGGTAGACAAAAAGCATCCATGTTCAATGACTGGACTAAAGAAGGTGTACAAGATTCTATTGTGTTTGAAGATGATGCTATTGAAATTATTTCTGAGATTATAGGTATAGATATGTATGAAGCAGATATGTATCGCAGAGCATTTGCTAAAAAGAACGATGAAAAAATTATAGAATTTGTAGATAAGTTAGGTAATCATCCACGCAAACAAGAAGCAATCAATACACTGATGACACTGTCTGGTTTTGGATTATGTAGAGCCCATGCGGTCAACTTGGGCAGATTGATTTGGGCACTGGCATATCAGAAAGCACACAATCCTAAAAAGTTTTGGGAGGCTTGTTTGAAACATTGTGAAGGTTCATACAGACGTTGGGTGTACAACACAGAAGCAGAACGTTGGGGCATAGATAATGAACCTGGTTGGTGGAGAAGAGGATTTATTCCTAAATGTCATGTACAACAACAGTATCTAGATTATGTTCAGTTTGCCGGAGTTATTGCCAATGGTAGAGTTTTCAAAGGCAAAAATGGCAAGTACGTAACATTTGTCACACTAGGAATAGGTCCTGGAGAATACATAGACATCACAGTTAAGAAACCGTTCAGTCACAAAGATGGAGATGTTATTGTGGGTAGAGGCAAAATCAAACATCATAATAATTCAGACTATGTGGAATGTCAAGATGTGGAACTGCTTTCATTCCAGCAATGGCTGGCGGACAGCAAAAATTCCGCGAAGCGGTAAAGCAGAAATTTCAACTCCGCGTAGCGGTAAGCACAGCGAAATCGGTAAGCAATTTTAATCTATGATTTTTCTTTTGGCGCCTTTACGTTTGACGTCTAGTGTGCTACAATGTATTCCACCGTCCCAAAACAAATAGTGTCTTTGTGGCACAACGTGGCAGTCTATGTGTAAGGACTTCAGTTTGGCAAACAGTTTGGGTATGTGTCTAGCAAACACAATGTTGTGTCTATCTATGATCAACACGTTAAGATCAAAACATACTTCTTGACTGTAACCTCTCCAGTTCTCCAAGTACTTGTCTATCCAGTCAATGTCCATTCGATTTTTGGCTTCCGCGTAATCTTGTACATATCTGTCCATTTTTAATTCAGGCAAACAGTCGCTGACATCTATCAATTGTTTGTTGTGTAAGCATTCTGGAACCCATTCCATGCCTGCGTGTATCACTGTGTCGTCATCTATCATGATGAAGCCATGGTCAATGTGACCAAAGCCTTTACAACGTGTGGCGGTGTTGTTGACAAATTTATAGTCATTCAACTCTCTTTTACACCATTCTAAACCTGAGGGTGAACCTGGACCTTCGTGATTAACAATGATGGCATCGCCTGCCTTGTACATTGTGGCAGTGTGCCATAACACTCTGTCCATCAACTTTTCTTTGTAGGTTTTGTCGTTCACAAACCAATCATCTTTGTTATTCAAGTTCATCAACATGGGTGCTGGTTGGCTGATCCAACGATGACCTTGTTGAAACAACTGTTCAAATATTTTGTAATAACTCACAGAGTCAAAGTATCTATCTGTGTAACTGGTGTAGGTTTGTATCACAGTGTTGCCCATTACCAGCATGGCATCTCTCGGCACAACAGGTGCTATAGGAACCTGTATGTCAAACTGTGGCATGGTGATTGGCTCATAGTATTTGTACACATCTGGTCTCATCACTTCAATGTTGCCTTGCTTTAAGAAGTCAGCCAACTGATCCAAATCCTGTTTGGTTTCTTCCAGTATCTTATTGAACGGTGCGTGATCATTGTACTTGTCCAACAGATTATTCACTTGGTCAGGAGTGTATGTGTCT